GGATCTTGAACTCCTAACTTATGAAAAGCTAAAATTCTTTCTACATCTGCTCCTGTCTTTCCATTAGCCCTACCTTTATCATCAGGTGCATAACTTGTATTTGTATTTCTAAATACTGTATTAAAATCTATTTCTAACTTATCACAATTTTTTTGAGCGTCTTGTAAGATAGTAAACTTATCTCCATCTAAATAAGGAAGTTTTAAATTAACTCTTTCACTATCCCAGTTACCAACTTTAAAAGCATTCATAGCTTCAACATAAAATTCAGGACGACAATCAGGATAAATTTCGTGGTCTCCAGAATGAACTCCTAAACCAATATCCACATCACAATCCTCTTGTGTAGAAATACTTAACGCATATCCTGCAATCATTGAAAAGAAAATCATATTTCTATTTGGAACAACTGTTGCTTTCATATTATCTTGTTCGTAATGTCCTTCTGGAACTTCATAATCATCAGTTACTAAAGCACTTTCATATAAGTTTCCTAATTGTGAAACATTTAAAACAGTATGGTCTATTTCATATCCTTTACTTTTTAAATAAGATAAATTATCAGACAATCTTTCTAACTCTAATTTATGTTTCTGTCCATAATCAAAACTTAAAGCACTTACTTGATAATTATTAGATAAGAAACTAATTAATAAACCAGTACTATCCATTCCACCACTTAAACTTAAAACTGCTCTCATTCTATCTCCTCTATATATCCAACAGAAGTAGTTTCTATTCCGCCTCTTTTACTTTGTTTATTAATCACATTTACCCATTTAGGTTGTAAAGTATCAAATATTTTTTGTGCAATATCACTTGCTAATGCTTCACAGAAATGTCCTACTTCTCTGAAAGTCCATAAATATAATTTAAGTGATTTACTTTCTATACATAAATCGTTAGGTGCGTATTCAATAGTTAATTCCCCAAAGTCAGGTTGTCCTGTCATAGGGCATAAACTTGTTAATTCATCTGTCCAAAATTTAACTGTTTCAGTATTTTTTGGCGCTTCAAATGTTTCTAACTGGTCTAAAGGGTTGCGTATTTTATTCCCCAATACAGTTAAATCTTTTGTATATTCAGGCTCTTTAGCCATAACTCCTCCTAGTTTTTAAGGTTTCCTAGATTACTTCTATTTGGTTTATTATACAGAAAAATTACTGAGATGTTACAGTTTCAATATTTAATAATAACTCTTTACATAACTCATATGGAACTTTAGCTTTCAAGTAATTCATTCCTTGTGTACCTGTACTGCTTCCTCTCGGTGCTTTTACATGACAGCTATCTCCATTGTTACACATTGGACGAGGTGTCCAAGTTAAGTTAGTCCAAATGTCTGTTGGTTTTCTTCTTTTATCCCCATACTGACAATATGTAACTGTTTGTCTATTTAAGTGTTGTAATAAATCTAATTTTCTTAATTTACCTCTTGGATTTTCTATAAAGAAATATTGGGGATCTATAAATTCAATTATTTCAACTGTCTTTTTAACAATCTCCATTCCATATATAGCTTCTTGTGTTTTAGGTGTATTATCATGATTCCAATGATGTCCAATACTTGAAACACTAAAATAAGTACAAGGTGGACTAGCCCAAATAATATCAACATTTCCTTTGAATTTTTTATAATTAAAATCAAAAATGTCGGCTACTTCATCAATTCTAGAAAATTTAACTCTATCAGTTGTATAAGTTTCATATCCTAATTCTTTTGCGACATTACTAAAGCTACAAGTACCACCAAATAATTCTAAAACTTTCACTTTCCCCAACAATGTTTACTACTATTCCAATGATACCAACCATCATTATATATCAGCCACCTAGCAATTTTTGTTGAAAGGATTGGGTCAAATCTATTACCTGTAAATTTTAATTTTGGTTTAAGCCATGCCCAAGTATTGTCGTTGAATTGCCACAATCCCTTATCTTTAGTTCCATCTTTATTTGATCCCACAGCGTTTTCTTTTCCTCTGCTCTCACAATAAATTATTCTTAGTGCTTTAATCACATCTTCTTGATGAAAATGTTCTTCAATAAGAGGTCGCCAAATCTGCACCACTTCAACTTGGTGCTTTACAATTTTACAATGTAAATAATTATCTAATTGTTTAACTGTTGGGTCTATTAGCAAGAGGCAACTTATTATTGGTGTCATTAAAAATGTCATCATAATTCAAATTATCCAATCTGATAATTCCTCTAGGCATATCTACTAATTCAAAGTTATTCTCATTACTAAGTATTAATAATTTAGCTCCATTACCAGAGTTTTCAATTCCGATAATTTTTTTATCTACCATATAACATTATTATACTAAACTAAATATTGTTTAGTAGCTTTTAAAAAAAGTTCTCCACCTATTTTTACAGTAAAAATTCAGATTTTTTCAAGATTTTTCAGATTTTTTTTCTTGGCTCCATGTCTTTGGGTTATATGAAAGAATAAAAATAGTGAAATAGTTGGTATTAATATAAGTAGGTTATATTATATTTATATAGGTTAAGAGTTAGCCAGTAAAAATAGCAACTCCAAAGTCAGAGCCAGACTATAAAACGGGGGGCAAGGCAAACCCAGTAAACTTAAACAAACAAAAGGTTTAACTAAAGGAAGTGAAAAGTAGAAAGTTGCTGAAATCCTCTACCGACACTAACAGTAAGCCAACATATATGTAAAAGATACGCAGAACTCTTAGGAGTTTCGGTCATTATGATACGGCACGATGTAGGCGACAATCCGACATAGCTTCCTTTAATTAAACCTTTTGAAGTTAAAGGTCTTAACTAAAGGGGACTTGAGTTAAAAAAAGGATATTATGAAAAAATATAAATATTACTTTAAAAGTAATTCAAGTATACCTAGTTTGAAAACTTTAAGAAGAAATTTTAAAGCTTCTTCTTTAAGTTATGGTATAGAAAAGGCTTTTCTAATTCGTAAAGAAGCTAGAAAAGAAGTAAGACAACAAGTTTGGATAGACTTAGTACAATATATTATATCTATCCCACAACAAAATGTTATCTTATTTTATCTGTACTTACAAACAAAAATATACAAATATAGATGGGGATATTTGGAACAGTAAAAAATATGTCCCCTTTACTTAAGATCTTTAACAGTTTGAGTGTGTTAAGAAACTATTTAGCATGGATTTTCTATATGGGACAGTAGTCCCTTTTGGCGACAATAACCATATAGCCGATAGGCAATAGAAAATATATTTAGTAGGTTCTTTAGGATTAGTACACGAGTTGAACGAATAGTGCTCATTTTATTGATGAGCTTAGGAGGAGCTGATGAGGGTAATAGCTTAGAAATTTCAGACAGTTTGACGACTTGATTGATTCCATACAATTGGTAAAGCGTGAAAGCCACCGCCTTAGTAATAAGGTGCTAGAGATAGATAGTAAGAGTTCAATTGTAGATGTTCCATCATCTAAGGTAGGAAGTGTTTAATGTAAGTCCGCAAGGCAACTTTTCGGCTAATAAGAATAACCCAGATATGTAAAAAGTATCATGGTACGAGGAATAGAACACAATGACACAGTACGAAATTGCAGAATATGTATTTTGAAACAATTAGAAAAGTAGAAATACTTTTTGAGGAGTAGGAATACCGAGCAATTTCCGAAGGATGTCGTGTTATATGTAAAAAGTTTTTTTAAGGAGGTAAGGTCTTATTGAAAAAACATAAGATAGTTTCTTAATACACTTGAACAATTGTTTAATTGAGAATTTAAGGATACAAACTAAGTATTAGTCGGTAAGGACTTTAAGGTCGTGAGGGTTTCCAAAAAGGACGAGAACCTTGTAAAAATAAGTAATTGAAAGACAATTGTGTAAAACTCATCTTACTAATGAGATACCTGTAACCAATGCTTATGTTTGTATCTTTAAGTTCTCACACTTAATTGAAAGTTTACTTCCTGATTAGCCCTGTTATGAAAGAGCAAAATGCAACGCATTGTAGTTGCTCAATAATTGGGAGGTAAAGTATGAGTAGATAACTCATAACCTATAAAAATTCCCCTTTAGAAATAGAGGGGAGTTTTTTTTGTTTGTTTTAAGATCCCTTAGCGTTACAAAACTTTCAGATTATCCCAACCACTTTTGGACAGCGTAAAAGTTAATATTCCATGAGTAGTAGTTAATCCTAATCTAGCTTCTAATTCTTTTGAAGTATCACAGCTTGGACTTTGAATCCAAGTCCTACCTCTTTCAGTTAAAACTCTTAAATGGTGGTAATGTCCAGTAACTAATAAATCTGCTGTTCCACTTGGTAATCTAGCCATAGCTTGATTTTTCCACCAATTCATTAATTTGGTTTCAGCATTTCCACCGCCACCTGTCATATGTCCATGATAAAAAGTAACTCTTTTACCTTTTACTTCTAAAGTTAAATAAAAATCATCTGGAACAACTGTTTTTACATGTTTATATCTTTCACGATCTGAAATAATTTCGCCAATTATTTGAAACATTGCACTATCACTAGCGTCTAATCTTGTAGTTGAAACACTTGCTTTACCACTTCTATATTCAGAATGGTTACCTGCTACGCCACCAATAACTATTTTTGGTGCTAGTTTTAATAATCCATCTAATACTTCAATAATCATTAACCTAGCTAAATGTTCTTGTTCTGTTCTAGTTAGTTCAATATTAAAAGGTTGGTGGTCGAAAAAACCATAACATCCCTCTATTAAGTCGCCAAGTCCTATTATATAAATTTCATCAATAATAGTTCCTGACGCTTTTAACTTTTTAATATTATCTTTAGCTTGATTTATCCCATTTCTAATATAATCAATAGTATCATCACTTCCCCAATCGGCGTTATATTCGGCTTTTCCAAATTGCCAGTCGGAACAAATAAAGAAATACGCATGATCTCCTTTTGTTTTAGAAACTTTAATAGGTTTCTTTTTAGAAATCTGTTGTTTTAATTCATTAAAATATTTATCATGGTTAGGTTTTTTTCTTTTAATTGTTGCTTTAAAAGCATGAAGTTGTTCAATTCGTCCACCTTTTACTTGAGTTTCCCAAGTTGAATATTTAATAGTTTCTTCTTCTATATAATATTCTTCTGGTGGGAAGCCCCATTCTTTTAATAAACTACTATATTCAAAACTTTCACTATCTTGAATGTAAGTTACTTGTCCAGAGTTAGTTTCATTATCCCAACTTCTTTGTGGCTTCCATCCACTTGGATAATAGTTATTTCCTAGTTCCTCATTATGAGAAACTTCTTGTTTTTGTTTAACAAGTTTTTTAGCCTTGTCATTCATATTGTAATGTTAGTTAATTAATTTATTAATGTACTCAAACTAGCAAAAAGTACTCCAAATGCTGTAATCCATCCTGTAATCTCCATTCTGGTAGGTCTTTTATTAACCTCATCAAACAGTTGATTTATCTCTTTTTGCAGATCTTGTTGTCCATTTAACAACATATTAAGCATTTCTTTTTGAGTATATCCGTTATCGGCCATGACCATAATATCCATATTTATTATTACAAATCGTTATCCAAGTACCATTTACTTTTTTTGTATAACAACAATCAGTACTCATTATTCTTCTTCTTTTTCATTAAGTATGTTTATCCAATTCCATTCATCATAAATTCTTTCTAATTTATCTAACTTGTGTAGAATAAAGTAAGTTCCTTTTAATATAAAGTATAAACTTACTACTCCCATAAATACATTTTCCATTTTAAAACCTTTCTTTTAAGGGCAATCGGTACTTCTAATTATCTTCGCAATCGCCAATTTTATTTGCAATAGTATTACTATTACATATTCTTTCTTCTATCATGTAAACCCAATAGTTAGTTCCCTCTGCTAATTCTCTTAAATCTTCAAGTTCCATATTTTGTTGTTCAATTAATAAATATAATTCATCAAATCGTTCTTCATTTTCAACTTGATATTTATCTAATTGTCCTGCGAAAGATAAAACATGAGATTGTACCCAACTTGTTTGTTCTGCTAATTTCAAATCTAAACCATTTACTTTATCAATTAAATCAAAAGTATTTTTTGCTCCACTTGCTAAAAAACCAACTAAAGTAAGAACTGCAATTATTAAAGTTAAGTTGTCTTTAACATTGTTCATTAGCCACCGCAGTTACAGTTACCACAACATTCCATTATCCACCTATTTTCCAAATTATTTCAGTAATATTGTCATTTACTCCTGATATTATTGACAACATCTCAGCAATTTTGTTTTCGCTTGATACTACTTTTGCTTCTAATACTTCTATCTGTATTGATAATTGTTGTACTGATTTGAATAACCAACTTATCAATGAGATCATTAAAGCACTTAATACACCGCCAATAGCTTTAGCGTCTAATTTTAAATTCATTTAATCCTCAAAAGTTGCTTTTGGTTTATATTGTTCCAAAGCGTGTTGCATAACAGTTATGAATGAACTCATAAATGAAACACCTAAAAGTTGCATTAAATCAGCGTCAATAATTCCTGTAGAATTTGCTAGATATAATGATATTGCCGACTGTAATCCAGTACGAAATGCTTTAGAAAACATAAATTTCCAATATGCTTTCCAATTTGTTTTAGCCATTAGTCTCCTAACTATATATATTTATGCTACCAAATTTTGTTGTCTGAATAAAGGTTAAAGGGGCTTATACTTTAAAACTGCTGATTTTATTTGCTTGAGATCTTTAATTATTTTTTCAAATTTATCATCAACTAAAGAAGTCATCATTACATCATCAGATGATTTATTAGAAATAATTTCTTCCATATCAAAATCTCTATAAGTAATTGTTGTTTTTTCGCCTTGATGAATAGCATTTGCAATAGGTTTGTAAATCCTTTTATAAGCGTTTGTACTGCTTCCTATAAAGCCATCTTTTTGAATAAGGTTACTATTCTGACTATCTCCTACAAGCAGACAACCTGCAGTATTTTCGTCGGTATTCCCTATATGCAGAAGTATATATTCAAAATTAGGAACATCATCAACATGTAACATTCCAATATGAAATGTTGGGAACTTCTTTTGGTATCGTGTATGAAAGCCACCAACTTTTCTTAATGATAAATTATATGTTCCAGCAGGCACTCTTGTTTCGCCCATCACTTTATTTTCTCTATGTTCATCTTCTAAAGTGTATGCTAAAAAATATCTTCTATTATCTTTTATTTCATAAAGTATTCCAGAAGTAGAATCATCTTGTGAGCTAATTCTTAAAACTTCTAATTTCATTAGCTCGGTTTTGGATTATCGTCTTTAACTTTTTTAACAGCTTTATACCACTCGCCTGTTTTGTCGCCTTTACCTGCTGTCATATCGTGAAACAACAAATCAAGTTGTTCGCCTAAAGCAGGATAGCTCTCTTGTCTATCTCTAGCATATCCGTTGTCTTGTTGATCTAATTTATACTGCGCTCTATCTTCAATAGCTTGGTCGTATTCTGCCTTAGTAAACTCTCTTCTTTCATTGTTTACTTGTGCATATAACGGCTTTTCACTTTCTATTTCAGAAGTAGCTTCAGTTCTAAATTGTGCGATTGTTTTAATTGCCATAATATCTTTCCTTTCTTA